CCAAGGACGGCGCGCCACTCGCTATTGGCACTGCCGCGCAGTTGTGGACTATTGGCATATTTGCACAACGGCCATTCTGCATTATACTATTACCGGCGGTGTACCATCCTTGGTTGGTTTGGAGGTTGTAAACATGTCCGCGAAATGTTCTGATGCTGATCTTAACAATGCGGTCGAGGCGTATATCGCTGGCGAAAGCTCGCAGGTTATCGCTGGACGCACTCCCGGTCTCTCTGAAAAGCGCCTGACGAACACCCTCAAGGCCCGAGGGCTGTTCCGCTCCATGGCTGATAATCGCCTCATCGCCGCCACCAAAGCAGAGGCTACGCGCCGCCTCAAGCTGGCCTTGCCTGTGGAGGAACTTGTGGCCCGCTACGTCGCTGGTGAATCCGAGAATGTCCTGGCCAAAGCCTACTCGATCCAGCGCAGGCGCGTGCGCACCCATCTCACCGAGGCTGGCGTTGCTATTCGTGGCCAAACTGAGGCTAATCATTTGCTGGCTGAACAAATTCCGATAGAGGAGCATCATCGCCGCATTGCCATAGCGCAAGAGACTACCCGTGGCCGCAAACAATCCTTTGAGCATCGCTGCAAGATCGCTCAGGGCAGACAAGCGGCCCAGGTTGGCATATCGCTCGCCGAAACCGTATTGGCCGATTGGCTGCGCGCCCGTGGCCTGGAGGTGGTCCCTCAACAGGCGATTGGCCCATACAATGTAGACATCGGAGCCGCGCCCGTCGCCGTGGAAATTCTCGGCGGTGCATGGCACGCTTCCAAGACGAAACATGCCAAGCGCACTCGGTATCTCTTGAATCAGGGATGGCACGTTATTTTTGTATGGTCGCATGGCCGCCGCAGCCCCATCTTGCCAGTTTGTGCAAACTACATTGTCGCCTATGTGCAAGCGGCCCGCCTCGACCCAACCGCCGCCCGTGAGTATCGGGTGATTCGGGGTGACGGACAGGAGCTGGCCACTGGCAAAACGAATTGTGATAATTTCTCCATCGTAGCGCCTGGATATGAAGGCTTCAATAGGCGGCCCAGCCACCAAAGAGTCGGGCGCTAGGCATCTTCCATTTGGATGATCATAGAGCGATTCCTTGACTGTGAATCGTTCGCCCTCCAAAGCTAAGCAGCCGAGACACACCCTAGAGTCGTGGGCCGTCAAACGGACAAAGCCCTCCACGACGCCCGACTCCTCATACTGCATCCGGCTCGATTCGCGGTAAACGCGCATCTGCTCGGTGCGGGCAATGGTCATCATGCGCCCCAGGCCGTGCGCCATGCCGTCTTGCATGGCCTTGGCCGTCTTGCGCGGATTCCAGCCTAGCGCCGTGCCCCGCGTCAACGCCTCGGTCAGCCCCTGGGCCGCGTCGCCATACGCCTCGCTCAAGAGGCCCCGCAGCGGCTTGCCGTTACCCAGCATGCCGGCCATGTTCTCCGTTGCCCTCACGTCCAGGCGATTGAACCATGGCCCATAGTCGCCATAGCTGGCCTGAATCGCCTCGGAGGCGTTGCGGATCCCGAGTGCGCCGTAATCGAGCTGGCCCTGAATGATGCGCGCCTCGGCATAGTCCTCATAGCCCCGCAGCTCCACGCGCGTCTGAGAGAGAAGCTGCTTGTAGCGCTCCAGGCGGTAGATCTTGCCCTGGCTGGTAATGGCTTCGTTGGCGATCTGTTGCGTCAGCGCCGCGATCTGCGCCTCGAGCTTGCGCTCCACATCGAGCCAGCGCAGAGCCATCTCGGCCATCTGCGCTTCTTCTCTCAGGAAAAGCGCTTGCTTGTGTTGACGCATTACTTGGATCACCAACGGGTCAGCCATGATTCACTGCACCCACAACGTCGCGCTGATCTCGCCCTGGGCCGTGATGGCATAGTTGGCCGCCACCACGCTGAGCGGATTGCTCAGGCCCTGGAGCGCGCCGGCGGGCAACGCGATCTGCGTGCCCTGCTCGGGTACGTGCGTCAGTTCGATGCTGCCCAGCTCGGACCATGCGCCCTCTACGGCGTTGGGTAGAACGGCCATCACAGTTACGATCATCGTTATACCTCCGTCTCGCCCGCACTGGCTCGCCTCGCCGCCTCGGCCATCGCTGCCCCAAACGACGCTGCGCCCGCGGCGTTCTCGGCGGCCTTGTCCTTGTCCATGGCGTCCAGCTCATCGCTGCTCCAGCCCTCGCGCCTGAGCACGGTGCGCAGCGGAATGCCCGCGTTGGTCTCGGTCAGATGCACCTCTGAGCGCGTCTTGGGCTGCACTGTCTCGGGCGAAGCAAACACCGGCTCGATGGTCATTTCGTCCACTGTCTGGCCGGCGGCCTTGAGCATGAATCGCGCCACGTCGCGCCAGACAAAGCTGAATCGCTCGATGTAGGCGCTCGTCTTTGCGTTGAGGGGCGCCTCCATGGCCACTAACGCCTCGCCGCTTGGGTCGCCACCGGCGCCGAAAAAGAAGTGTTTGGGCGTGCGCGAGATCGCCGCCAGCGAGAGACTCAGCTTGTCCATAGCATTGAGATACACGTTCAGGTCGGCTTGGCCGAATTCGCCCACCGAGGTCTGCTGCCCCATGCCGTCGCCGGCAGGGAGATCCCAGATTTCGTTGGGGCTATTCTTGAGCGTGCCCAGGTCAGCGTTGGAGATCACCCAGCGCTGGCGAAAGGCGCCGAATTCAGCGGCGACCATCATGTCGCTCATGAGCTTGTTGACGGCGTCCTGGATGGGAATGACGTTGGTGAGCTCGCTTTCCACCGAGCGCCGCGAGCGACGTAGGTGAAAGATCGGAACCTCGTCCCAAATGTTGGTCTCCACCGACGACTCAGCGGGATGAAAGGACGCCGCATTGCTGACGTTCTCCGCCTTGCCGCTGGAGACATAGTGCTCCAGGCGATCGGGATAATAGAGCGTGAGACGCCGCTTGCCCTCGTCGTCTACCCACCACTTGGCAGCCATGCGCTTCCGGCGTGGATGGTTCGTCTCGTACCAGAGATGGCAGAGCAGCGGATCGTTGTAGTACGCTTCGACCTCGCCCGTGGCTTCGTCGCGTCCGCCGATCACGAACGCCTCGCCAACGACAAGCGCCGCGAGGTGGGCGTCTACGTCGTCCAGCGTCATCTCGGTGCGCGTCCAGAGGTCGTTGAGCTGGTCGCTGAGCGCCTGGCTGCCCTGCACAGTCCACCCCGTAATGTTGAGGCGATCCAGCACGGCGTCCACTACCACGGCGCACCAGTTTTGGCTGAACTGCGTGTCCATGTGTTCAAAGACCTGGCGCAGCCGTTCGGCGCTGTAGCGCAATGGTTGATTGCCGTCGTAATAGTCCCACAGCTTGGCGTAGAGCGCCTGCTTGTTGGCGAGCGTCGTGTAGGCCAGCTTGAGATCGTCCGTTTGTGGCATATGTTATCCCTGGTAGCTGCGGGCCACGCGCGCCGTCTGGGCCACGGCAGAAAAGGCGCCCGCCGCCGCATCCATACGGTCATCGTGGGCCGCGTCGGGTTGATGATGCAGTTCGCCCAGAAAAGGCTCGTTCCATGGCGCACGCAACAGCTTGACGTTGCCAGCTTCGGCTTGTGCCGCCAGTGGCCGCGCGCGCGCCAGTTTATCGCCGCGAGAGGGCACCCCGCCAGCATCGAGCCCCGCGAGGATGCGCGTCAGGCGCTGGGCCTCGCGCTTGCCCGCGCTGCCCGGCTCCACTTCCCAGCGCACCATGTAGCGCGCCTTGTTCTCTGCTGCTTGCGCAGCGTCGCGTTGGCTCGTGGTCATGAAAAGCCGCTCTACCTCAGCGGGCCCAATCTGCTCCGCAATCACATCCGTCACGTACCACGCCCCATCTACTGCCCGAATTTTGACGCCGGCCGTGTAATCGGGATCGTCTTTCGCCAGCTCTTTGCGCGTTGCCGCAAAGTCCCAGAATCGGCATTCTACGCCGCCTTCAGGCACGACGGGCACTAGCTCAAACCAGGCTCGATTGAATATCTTGCCCGCCGCTGGCCGCACCTTCCAGTTGGCGCCCAGGAGTCGCTCGCGTTCTACATAGGGCAATGCCATCAGGTTGGCCAGATAGCCCGGATCTTTGTTCAGCAACGCCGGGTTGTCGTACACCCGCGCGGGCACAAAGGTGAGGCTCTTGGGCACGATATCTGGCCACTTGGCCCGCAACGTTTCCGGGTTGTCTGCCCACTGCAGATCGTCTCCCACCCGCGCAAACCAGCGCAACGCCCCGCTGCGCCCTGGAATCGCCACGCCTGTTTCCTGATCGATCCACCAGGCAATCAGGTTGGCGACCCAGCTTTCAGAATCTGGATTGCAACCAGCCCGAATGTAAGGCGTCACCCCGCACGTCGAGCGGTTGCGGCTGAACATGTAAAAGAACTGGCTTTCGGTAAAATGCGTCAGTTCATCGAACTCGATCAACGGAATCTGCGCGCCTTGCCAATCGAGCTTGGTGTCCTCGTGCTGCATGTGCGCAAACGAGATACGCGCCTTGCTCGGGAACTCCCAATAGAGATCGCCCCGCACCGATCGCGCCCCGAGGGCTGGGTAAATCTCTTCTGATTGGTCCCACATGCCACCCTCGCGGGTGACCTGCGGAAAGGTGCGCCGAAAGATCACCGCGCCGAACGCTGGGTTGTGAATGTGCCGCAAGGGCTCCATCAAAAGCGCCCAGGTCTTGCCGCCACCCGCTGCGCCACCATAGATGGCCACATCGGCGCTACTCGCCAGGAACGTTTCCTGCGGACCTGCCTGGGGTCTGATCTCGATCATTGTCCGGGATATACACCATTACCTGAGTCGTTACATCGACCTCGCCGCTGAGCTCCTGGCGTTGCGTTGCCTTGCCCCAAACGCGGTCCATCACCTCTACCGCACAGTCGCGTCGCCAGGGACGATCCAGCGTATCGTCACGCATCCATTGGATAATCAGCCCCAACGCATATTCGGCGTCGCCTTGCGCCTCTGCGAGGGCCTTTTCCTGTAGCTCTGTTTTCTTGAGCTTCGGCCGGCCCGCCCCCGGGCGTACGCCGCCCCATCCGTCGGCCATCTTGAATAATTCCCCGGTTTCAAGATTTCAAGTTGCGCCAGTCCCGCCCGCCACTGCTTCCGCAAGCGTTGCCTGCGCCTGGCGCGCTCCCGCCAAACAAAAAGCTAGACTGTCCCTGTAGACAGTCTAGCATAGAGGGGTGTCATCTAGCGGCA